AGCCGCTTGAGAGCCATTCGGCCTTGCTGGTACTTCGATGCCTGCATAAATTTTGGATAAGTCATCAGTGATGTCTTTTAACATTTGGTCTTGTGCCGCTTCTACTGGCCTCATCACTCCATCCGCTAAAACGGGATCGATAGAAGAAGCTATTGCAGATAGGAGTTTGTCCATATCTATACGGCCATTCCGGTCCATCTGGACCAAGGAAAGTAGTTGATTCATTTTGGCTTCCTGCTTGTCACCATCGGCATTAAGAACATCAAAGCTAATGGTAATATCAAAGTTTTCGTCAGGGTTGCCTTTGCTGAACATTTGAGGATCTGGAACTCCGGTAACATTAAAAAATATATTATCCTGTCCAAACCTTTGGAAGTTTCGGTAGCACAACGCGATTACCTCGGCCATGTGCTGCAAGTATTTATCTACCAGAAATTGACGCCTCACTCCAGATAGGGGAGATTGTTCATCCAGCCCCACCATGCGATCGGCCTGCTCTTGGAGATTGTTCTCCATCTCAACCGATCCGGGATTGAAACCCGGTCCTTGCATAAACCTTATCTCACCAGCTCTCACCTCCGGAATAAATCTTCCTGGACCTATCTCTTCGGGTTTACGTCCCTTCGGGTGCGTAACGGCTGGAAGAGTGGACAAGCTGTTGCTGTCTATCCGGCTATCGCGTTCTACCTTTACCTGGCTTTGTATTCCCCGCAGAAGCGATGGAACATTCATGGTGTCATATAAACGCTTAGTATCCTCGCTAAAACGTGTGACTACCACAGGGTAGTCCTCATAGCCATTGAGCAACTCGAACTTCGCATACCCAGGTATGCCTAAGCCCTTATCGCCCGAAAAAGATTCGTGGAACACTGTCTCATAGATCCCTTCTGACCCGTCGGCCTCGTCGATCAATCTCTGGTATCCGTGTATTATTTCTACTAGTTCCTCGGCCTCGTAAGCATCGTCAGTTATTGATATGCTACGCCTTCCCTCCTGTTCCCTCTCCAAGGAGTTTATGTTCACTCCAGAGAAGTTAGAGACGATGTGTTCCACGAAATTTTCATCCCACCCATCCGTAATCACCTTGTTTTGCAACTCTTGTGCGGTGTAGTAGGTACGCCAGAAACAATATGGCGCACGTTGGGGGTCTGTGACATATGCAGGAAAAATGAAATCACCATCGGGAGCCAATGTCTTCACCTCGGGTGCATTGATCTGCCGCCTCACCGTAGGCACTTCAGCCATGCCAAACTGACGCAAGTCTTTCAATGCCTTCCTTGCGTTTTTCTTTGTCACCTTAATTACCGCCTGCATCTGAATGACCACCTCATCATCTTGAGTGCCATCCAATATCATTTGGGCTAGGTTGGGGTCAGCAGCAGCGATCCGCTGCATGTCAAATTTTTGTTTAAAGGTGCGGTCTTCCATCAACCACCCGCAATAGGTGATCATAATACCACGCTCCAAGAAGTAGTTGGCCGCCAACTCCGATTCACGCTTAAAGCGTGGAATGTATCCTGACGTAGTCATCCACTTCAAGAAGTTGCTTACCACCTTAGATCTTGGAACATCAGCCACCTCTACGGGAAAAGCCTGGATGTTCGCCCGGTTTAGGGCGGACATAAACAAAGATACTAACCGGGTAACACGCTCATCAATAACATGACTTTCTAAGTCGGATGCACCATCCCATGGAAACGCATCAGCACCATGCTTACGCAAGTCCCGACTTTTCCCAGGCCACCAGTTGCGGCGATCGTCGTAAGACGTGCGGCACAAATGGTAATAGGACTCAAGCTCAGTGTCGGTGGTTTGGTATGCTTGACGCAAAGCCTCTATGTCCGGCTCCTTAGCAACATATGTAATGGCTTTGGAATAGTCTGTTTCCATGTTAAATGTGTTTCACTTTCTCGCAGACTCTCTCCACGACTACCTGGGTGTAGTTTTTATTAACGCCTATTCTATCACAAAAATCGATGGGATCCATAACGGCATGCCAATTTCCTGTGGCGAAAGCCCTCCAGACCTCCCACCCAAGCAATCGATCGATTTGTTCTGACTGCCAGCTACGACACAGAACCAACGAATCCAGCTTACGTTCTTCTGTACCTGTAAGACGTTCCACTGACATCCCGTATAGCTTCTATCAAAATAATTTTGCCTACTAGCTTTTGAGCCAATTTCTTCGGCACCAAGACTGGAACCTTCATGCTGTTTTCCCTAATATAAGCATATACATACTTCTTATTTGGAGCCACTTTGATGACCTGTCCCTTGTAGTGGGCTGGGGTGGCTTCGGGTACATCCATAGCCTCGGACAATATCTCTTGGCCTTCCTCACTTATCCAAGTGTTCTTACCCACACCAGTTATCATATCATCGGATAGTTTTTCCTTGGCCAATGCCAATAGATCATCCCACTCATAATGGCCCTGACGGGCTAATTCGCTTAGTCTTATTTTCATTTAATATCCTCCAGAAGCTCGACGAGTGACGGCCAAATCGCGAGCGGTTACGTGGACTGGACCTTCTCCGAAATTTGCCATTCGCAAATAGCGTATAGCATCAAAGAAATCCTTCAGGGGTTCGTCCATTTTCCCCTTTGAGTTGTAGTTTATGAGACTGTCGATAAGGTTGCGGCAGCTCTCGTGAATGTAGCACCTCGGGCGGTTGGCTGCATCAATCAGCTCATTCGGGTTGTAATTAAACCACTCATCCAATGCGGACAACCCCACCTCCTCCATCCGGCCATCGGATGGAACGAATGTAAATCCATACTCCTCGAAGGACATAAACAAATCTTCATTGTTCTCATTCTCCTTAGCAAAAAACCTGGAGTCACCAATTCGCTCAAATACCTCTACACCTAGGTCATCCTCCACCTCATCGAACAACTCGCAATATCCATGGACGCTCAACCCTATCTTCTTGGAAGCAGGACCATACCTCCATTTGGGATCCCCAAACTCAGCCCATTCTCCATAGGTGTCCCAATCGGGCCACTCCCGGCAGATGTAGACATTATCCCGATCATCAACGGCAGCCCATATCGAGACATGGTTTCTGGCACCCGCAGGGTCTACCACCTGATAAATGGTATATCTTTCCTTGTTGGACACATCGGGAAACGTCATGCCATACTTATTCTCCTTCTTGTCACTCAACACATTCACCTCAGTGTTGAAGAGAGGAAGCAGAGAGGTCATACTTTTGACCGGAACACCATACGCACGGACAAGTATTTCCTCCTCCGGTCTACCCCTTAGGTCTTTCGCTATACGCTCGTAACCCCCGAATGGGTTCTCGTCTGAATGCAAATAGACCACAGAAGCATCCCTAGAGGGGCTGTACTGCCGCACAGGGACTTCGCGGCCCTCTATGAGGGCTGCACCCCTAGTTTCCAATGTTTCGACGTTCTTGAGGTAATCAGAGATGAAAGGTGTGTAGCCATCTATAGGTGTAAACCCCACACCCATCACCGCATCTCGGGTGGCTAGACGAAACCTCAACGTGTTTACTAGCGTAGCGTCACCCAAATATTCATCCAACCAAGCACCAATATTGATGCCATTAGGATCTGGAAACCCATATTCAAACCCTTCAAGGATGGTTTGGTTGTTGCTAAACTGAGTGTATGTCTTGAAATCTACCCTGGTTCGGGTATCTGGGAAGATAAAGCTTTTACCAGTGAAGCCATTTTGCATGGAGAAGTTGATGTAACCATCCATGCTTTTGGTCTTCTTCTTCATCTCCCGAGGCATCATCTCCCATATCGCAGCTTGCTGCACCTTAATGGAGGTATCCTCATTCTGGCTAAAGCATACCACATGGCCGTCCCGACTCTCCGTAACGGCCTCCATCACTATCTTCGCAAAACCAGTGGTCTTACCAGACCTGTTTCCCCCGAGAGCCAAACACTCATTATAGCTTTCCAACCCCTCACGGATGCGTTCCCAACCCGGCAGATCAAACCCATAACGGATGGGATCGTTGACACTTGCCTCTATACGACCCTCATGGGCTTTGTGAAGCTGCTTGAGCAGCGGGAGATTATGATCGTATAACCAAACTATCTCCTCCGCTGTAGGGGCTTCTAGGAAGGGATGTTCTGTGAAACTAATCATCTATCCAATCAATGTTCTGCAACTCTTGTTGAGACTTCTTCGCAACAAGGGCCAATAACACTGCTAGGTTTTCTTGGAAATGATCACTATCCACTTTGTTAAAAATGTCATATTCAAACCCATTATCAGTGATGGAAGCTACCATCACGGTTTCCCATTCCGGAACAATGGTGTCCAAGGACTTCTCAACAAGCTGCATGTTTTTGTTCATATTACTCAATGATTTTTCTTATCCCATGTCTAATCGGCGGAACCCGAAATGGCACATTATCAATGGTGGAGGAAGT